CCTCAGGCAGCTGCAAGCAGAGGAAACCTACCGGCAAGCTGTCCGGGAAGGTCGCCTCCCTGCTGAATCCTGGGGAACCTGGGACATCTCAGACCGGGATTGATTCCACCGGGGGGGGGGGCTGGACGCCCCCCCAATCCATGCTAGGATTCTGGAAACCTAGAGAGGAGCGGGGTAGCTCTGCAGACGCCAATGTTCGACACCCACCCTGCCAACCCATAGGGGGGGATCATAGGGTCTACCTCCATCCTTGCACGGGCGAGGCACCTAAAACCAGACCTTGTGCCAGTTAAAATATCGTCCCGATTCTGGCTGCCGACCCTCGACAGGGGCTCCAGATGGTGTAGGATACGTTCAAGCGAGGGGGACAAACCTCCACCACCCCCCGCCCCAGACCGATGCTTCCCATCATCCCCTCCAGCCGCTTCGCCGCTTTCATGGGCGACGCCGAGCGGGTTGCCTCCCTGCTGATCGCCCGTCCTAGGGTCATCGGGGGTCACCGTGCCACCCTCCTGCTCAACCTCGCCCAGACCGACCGCCTGGGACGCCGTGCCCTGCAGGCGTGTGCCAAGGCTGCCAACCGTCACCACGTTGACGGTATGCTGAACGACCGGGTATTCAATAAGGCGAGCAATAAGCGTCTCGCCCAATGGGCACAGGATCGTAACAGCCGGGTCTGAATCTACAGGGGGGAGGATATACTAAACTCCCCCCATTCTTCAAATCTTCAAATCTCACTTTTTCTCGAAATGTCGGTTTCTTTCACTATCGCCGCTGACCCAATCTACAAGACCTTCAGTATTGACGAATCCAGTGCAATCCACAACATTGAGATAGATCAGGATCTCGTAGAAATCATCTTCCACAGCAACACTGACAAGGCATATCTTTTCAGTGGTTCAACTAGATTTATCGCCCACCTGACTGAGGTGATTAAATCACCCGATCTCCTGGGATTCTCCCTCGGTTCGATTATTGCGAAGGCAAGGAAGAATGGAGATCTTCAGATTATTCAATTCAGCGAGGATTGAAAATCTTCAATATACTAAACAGGGGGCTAATTAGCCCCCTTTTGTTTTTCATGTTTATTTCGGTTCTCTATTCTTTATGCAATCAAATAAATCTAGACAGATATAATTATACAATTACACATAGATTACACACTATAAAGAATAATTGATAATTACAATTATTGAATATAATTATATTTTCAATTATTTCTTAAAGGCTATTCTTTATAGCAGTTAATATGAATTGCAAAATATAATTATATTGAATAATTTAAATTGCAAACTATAAAGAATAATCAGTAATTCAAATTGTTTGCTATTCTTTATAGCAGTTAATATGAATTGCAAAATATAATTATATGCAGTTAATTTGATTCGGTTGATATAATTATATTTTGCCGTGCGAAAAAAGTACCTTCTTTCTAAGCTATAAACGTTTCCCAGAGCCCTCAAAATGTCTCGAACGTTTCCCACAAATATAAAAAATTTCCCCCAGAAAAATTATGCGAAAAGGTCAAAAACTATCAACGGGCAAGAAAAAGAATACGACAAGATTATAAGCCTCGTAGTTCTTCGAATAAATATTCACATAGCCCAGATATCTATGAGGAAATTTGGGAATTTGTTTACATGATAATTAAAAAAATTTTCCAGAAAATTTTTAGATAAAAAAGCTCACCATGAAACACAAAGTTACTTACAAAACCAAAGATGGTACTCTTAAGGAGCAACGTTTTGATGATTTCAATGAATTTGCAGATACTATTGAAGAGGTTGCTTCAAATTATTATGCAGGAATTCGACCAGAAATTGAAGTTGAAACAATTTATGATACAATGATTAAAAAAGAGAGAATTTCCGAATATGGAAGAACTAGCCCTAAAAATCAATTTCTTAGAGAAGAGATTGAATCGAATTGAAGAAAAATTAAATCAATTACCAGTTCCATTTAAATTATTGTATAAACCAGAATATTCAAATACACATCAAGACATTGTAGAATATTTGGATAAAATCAATTTAAGACTCAAACAAATAGAAGATGGGAAAAGCAGTTGCGATTTATAAAGGAGTTGATAGTGGTGGTGTTTGTCCATGTGTAACACCACCAACTAAATTAGAACCACCAATTGGAGATGTATTTGCAAATAAAATTGCAGTTATGGCAAATACTGATGTATTAACTTCAGCAAATGGTACTACATGTACAACAACTCCTGCTCCTTGTGTTTCGCCAAGAGTTGTAAAATCAGTAAGTAAAGTTTATATTAATAAATTACCAGTTGCAACAATTGGAGATAGTTTAAATGAACCTACAAAAATTACAATTCCAACTGGAGCAACTAGCGTTTTTGCTTGAAGTATGCTAAAATTCATTTGTTGTTTACGTTAAGATAAAAATTATGGCAAAGCGTCCTTCGTTTTCTGGCAGTCATAAGATTGATTCCAAACCCAAGCGTACACGCCAGGGGGATGGAAAGAATACTAAATATTCTGCCAGTAGTCGAAATAATGCTCGAAAGCGTTACAGAGGTCAAGGTCACTGAAAACTTATAATAAAGGGATAGAAACCCCTTTAAAAGTTCTGTTTAACCTTATATGGAGAAAACAGATGGCTCTAAATCCAGTAGATAGAAGTGAAGAATTTGTGAAATCGGGTATGTCTCTGATTTCAGATTTAAGTTCCGAAAAATATCTTAAAGATAGACGTTATAAAATTCCTTCAGACCGTTTATCTCGTCCTTGTGGTGGTGCTGGTGGATTTGATGATTTTGTAGAAAGATTCAATGAGTAAGAGAACTAAATAAGAATAAACTTTAGTTTAAGTGGAAAAATTTCTTACTTTTAAAGATTTAAAGATTACATTCAAACCTCATCCTGTAACTGGCGATATGCAAGTTGCAAAGGATGAGGTTGCAATTAAGCAATCAATTGTAAATCTTTTACTTACAGTAAGAGGTGAAAGATTATTTAATCCAGATCTTGGATCTTCTGTTTCATCTTTTTTATTTGAACAATTAGATTATGGTACAGCTGCATTAATTCAATCTGAAATTGCAAATACATTAAATTTATATGAACCACGTATTAATATAATTGAATTAAATGTAAATCCAGATTTTGATGAAAATGGTTTTGAAGTAAATATTGTTTTTGAACTGATTGGTCGAGAAGATTTACCACTTAGCATTGCATTTTTTCTAGAGAGAACCCGATAAATGCCTTACACTCAAGTATCAAATTTAGATTTTAATGAGATAAAAACTGCATTAAAAGATTATTTAAGATCTCAAACAGATTTTACTGATTTTGATTTTGAAGGTTCTGTTTGGAGTAATTTACTTGATGTTCTTGCGTATAACACTTATTACACTGCATTTAACACAAATTTAGTTGTTAATGAACTTTTTTTGGATTCTGCAACTCTTCGTGATAATGTAGTTGCATTAGCGAAACAAATTGGGTATCGTCCAAAGTCAAAAGTATCACCAACTGCAGCAGTTAATTTTAAAGTAACATTTGGTAGTAACAGTCCAACACATGTAGTTTTAAAAGAAGGAACTGGATTCGTAACTACATTTGATAATATTTTGTATCAATACGTTACAGTTGAAGATATAAAAGTTCCTGTAGCAAATAGTGTTGCAAACTTTACGGATGTTAAAATCTATGAAGGTTCATTAATAAAGAATTATTTTACTGTCAATAATTCTTTACAATCTCAAAGATTTATTATTGAAAATCCAGGGGCCGATTTAAGTACAATTAAAGTAAAAGTTTATCCTTCAAGTACTTCATCAGCTTATGATTTTTATACTTTATCAACAAATATTTTAAATATAAATTCTTCTTCTAAAATTTTCTTTGTTGAAGAAATTGAAGATGAAAAGTATGAAATTTTCTTTGGTGATGGAGTTTTAGGTCGAAAGTTAGAATCTGGTGAATATATTGAAGTTTCTTATATTACAACAAATGGTTCCCTTACAAATGGGGCAAGAAATTTTACCTTTGCCGGTGTTTTAGAAGATACATTTGGAAATTCAAATTTTACAGTTGCGATATCTGATTTAATAACGGTCTCTGTGGCCTCTGGAGGCGAAGAGATTGAGTCAATTAAGAAGATCAAATACAATGCCCCAAAATACTTTGGAACGCAAAATAGAGCTGTTACAGCATCAGATTACGGTGCAATTGTAAGAAATATCTATCCAGCTGTCGCTGATATTATTGTCTATGGTGGCGAAGATGCAGATCCACCAGAATATGGCAAAGTTAAAATATCAATAAAACCAACAAACGCTGCAAAATTATCTTCGTTTACAAAAAAAGATATTGTGAGTCAATTAAAGCAATATATGGTTGCTTCAATAACTCCAGAAATAATTGATCCTTCTATCATTTATATTGAATTAACATCAAACATTTATTATAATAAAGCAGTTACAACACAAACTCCAGAGCAAATAAAAATAAAAGTAATTAGTGGTTTAGAAAATTATATTATTCAAGAAGATGTAGAAAAATTTAATGGTAAATTTAGATATAGTAAAATTGTAGGAGTAATTGATGATGCTGATCGTTCCATCAATTCGAACCAAACTACCGTTATGATGCGTAAGGATTTTTATCCAGCTTTAAATTCTACTTTCTATTACGAATTGTGTTTTCAAAACCAATTTGATTTAGATTGTGATAAAACTACAATGTCTTCTACTGGATTTACTGTAGTTGAGTTTCCAAATACAACAGTTTATCTTGAAGATCGCAATAGCAAAATTGTCCTATATAGATTAGATTCTCTAACTGGGGAAAAAATTGTATTAAAAGATTATGTTGGTGATATTAATTACCAAAAAGGTGAAATTATGCTGTATGATTTAACAATTATTAAAGGCAGTTTTTTTGACAATCGTATTGAAATTAGAGTAAGACCTGCTTCGAATGACATTACTGCCAGTAGAGAAGTATATCTAGATGTAGATATTTCAAATAGCAAGTTTACAGCATATCCAGAGTAGACTCAATGGCGTCAAAAACGAGAAAAATTTCAACCCTGATTGAACAACAACTTCCGGGGTTTATCTCATCCGAATACGAAAATTTTTCAAAGTTTGTAGAAAAATACTACGAACATCTTGAAAATCAAGGACAGCCCCTGGATATTATTAATAATATTTCAACGTATCGTAATATTGATTATTACGAACAAAATTTATTAAACCAATATACAAATCTTACAAGTAATATTAATGCATCGCAAACTACGATTACTGTTGCCGATGCTTCTTCATTTCCAAAAGAAAACGGATATATCAAAATTGGAGATGAAATTTGTTTTTATCAAGAAAGAACACTTACCCAGTTTAAAAATGTCTCTAGAGGAGTTAGTGGAAATAATACCCTCGGGGACCTTTATAGTAGTACAGAATTCATAACCACCCAAGCAAAAAATCATTTTTCTGGTGATCAAGTATACAATATAAGTAATTTATTTTTATATGCATTAATTAAAAATTTTGAATCCCAATATTTGGATTCGTTTCCAGAAAAATATTTAAAAGGAGAAGTTGATAAAAGAACTCTTATAAAAAATATTAGTAAATTTTATAACACAAAAGGAACTGATCAATCAATTAAATTTATTTTTAATTCAATTATATCGAAAAATTCAAATGAGAACGTTGAAGTATTTTATCCTAAAGAAACTACATTAAAACCTTCAACTTCTGATTGGACGACAACATATTCTTTAAAAGTTAAAGTTATTTCAGGAACAATTGAAAATTTAATTGGTGAAAAAATAGAGCAATTAGTTGATATAAAAAAACCTAACAGTAATTATGCTTCAGCATACATTGATAATATTGTTTATTTAACTGAAGACATTTATCAAATTATTCTTGATCCTTCCTCAGTAAATGGAACTTTTGATGTAATTTCCAAAACAAAATTAACTGCTCCTATTTTAAGTACTACAACCGTAGGTGATAGAATTAATGTTGGTTCAACTTTAGGTTGGGATAAAACAGGAAATTTAATGATTGGAGGTGAAGAATTTAAATTTAGTGACAAAAATGTAAATCAATTTGTAATTGAATCTAGATCTAGTTCTGTTCAGTCACATCCTGTAGATTCTGAAGTATATAATATTTCAACTGTTCAATCAAAATCTACTAAATTTTTAATTTTAGGTGTTCTTTATAATTTAAATATTTCAAATGCTGCTCCATATTCTGAAGTTGGTGATAAAATTCAAATTAGCGAGCCAGGTGTTGAAAGTAGAAATCCAATTGTTTTTAACCCAACTACAAGTTTAATTAGGTGGTTAATTAATCAAACAAATCAAAAACCAAATGTTTTTCAAAATACTACTATACAAAATGCGATCAAAGATTTAAATGCAGATGTATCTGGTGTTTATGAAGATGATCAATATTTTTATATTTGTTCTTCTAGTTATCCATCTCACCGCATTTTAAAATCTTCAATTACTGAATTGCCATCAGAACAAAAAATTCTTAGATTAATTAGAAAACAACCAATAAACACAACAGAAATTTACGAAACTCCAGCTAGAGATGTTGGAATATTTGTAAATGGAACTCCTGCGTATGGTTGTAAAGATGAAGAATATGTGTCGTATGGTAAAATTGTAACCTCAGAAGTTACATATAAAGGTTTTGGTTATAAAGCAGCACCGTATGTTTTAGTTGATAACGTTGCTGGAAAAGCTTCGGCAACTATGGCTGGAGAGCTTGTGGAAAACATTGTTATTGAAACTGACGAAATTTTTACAGTCACTCCAAAAATTACTATTACTGCTGGTCGAAATGCTCGTGCCAGAGCAATTGTTACAAACGGACAAATTACTGATATTATTGTAATTGATCCAGGAGAATATTATTCATCACCACCATCAGTTAGAATTATTGATCTTGCTGGTCGTGGAAATTTTGCCGAATATACAGCAAAAATTTCTAATAATGGACAGGTTATTGGTTTTAATGCAATCAATCAAGGCAAATTTTATACTTCAGAAAATGTTCAAGTAGAATTAATTGAAGATGCTAGAGGTTCTGAAGCTAAAGCAATTGTTGAAATTAAAAAATGGTATAAAAATAGATTTGTAAAAAATCAACCCAAACTTGATGATTCTTATGGATTTTTATTTCCAAACTATGATACAAAAGATAAATTAGACAAAAAATATGGTTATGGATATGTAGCAAATCCAATGAGATTACGAGTTCAATTAAATGACAATTTACTTGAAGATTTTAGTGTACCTTTTTCAAACTCTCATTCTCCAATTATTGGCTATGCTTATGACGGCAACCCAATTTATGGTCCTTACGGGTATTCAGATCCTTTAAATTCAATATCAGAAATAACTCGATTACAAAGTGGTTACGAATTAGTAACATCTAGATCGGGAGGTCCTTCCACAAATCAATATCCGTTAGGATCTTTTGTAGA